ATAAACAAACTCACTAAATTCTTTTTTCGATTTTAGTGAACTCCTAAAATCATTAACTACGAGAGTTTTTACTTTTTTCATAAAAATACCTCCAGGTTTAAATTGTTTTTAATTTCTTTACTACTACAATAATATATAATTATACAATACAATAGTTTTCTATTTACAAAAACATTATATTAATACAACTATATGAAAGGAGGACACTTATGGCTTCTGCACGAAAATATAAATGTATATTTTGTAATAAAGCTTTAGAAAGAACAAAGCTTGCTAGTCATATTGATAAACATCATGATGATATGCTTTGTGATGAAAAAGGTTATACTGCAAATAGAATTGTATTTGACATATGTAATAAGAAAGAACCTATAGGTGCTGGATGTGGTGTATGTCGTATTTGTAAAAAACCAACAGAATGGGATGAGAAATCTGTAAGATATAAAGCATATTGTTCTGAAAAATGTAAAGAACAAGCAAGAAAGAACTATGAAAAAAATATGCTTAGAGTATATGGTAAGACTACATTACTTGATGATATGGAATGGCAAGAAACCAAGATGCTTGCTAATCGTGGTATCTCTGGTAAATACAGATGGTCTGATGGAACATATAAAACATACGTAGGAAGTTACGAAAGAAAGTTTCTTGAATTCTGTGATAATGTATTGAATATAAATTCAGAAGATTTGCTTACTCCTGGACCTACAATATATTATGAGTATGAAGGAAAAGAACATACTTGGATTACAGATGCTATTTATTTACCATATAATCTTGTATTTGATATTAAAGATGGTGGTAATAATAAAAATAATCGTGAAATGCCAGAGTATAGAGCTAAGCAATTAATGAAAGAAAAATTCATTACAGACCAAGGTGAATATAACTATATCAGACTTACTAATAATGAGTTTGTTCAGTTATTAACAATATTTGCAGAGTTAAGAGAGGCTTATTCTAATGAGGATGAACCTAAGACAATTGCTAGAGTTCATGAGCATACTGGTCCTGCTGGTATTGGTGGTATGGCACCTGGAGTTACTTCAGACCAATCACCAAGTATATTTATAACAAACTTTATGAATAAAGATACATTTGAATCTGGGTTTGCTTTATCAAATGACATAACTTCAGAATTCATGATAATCAGAGACAAAGAAACAGGAAAATTAAAACGTAAGAAGAGTAATGAAGTACTTTATAATACAGAGTCTAAGACATATAAATATATTGGAGATGATATATCTAATATCTTAAAAGAAGTATATCGTAATTACACTAATGAATCTTATGTTGACTCTCAATTTATTCCTTGTCTTGTTACTGAATTCAATAACTTGTTATCTGATGACCAATTAGATTTTAGTAATCTTCTTGATTATGTAGATAAAGAATTGATTCAAGAAAACTTTAATAGTAGTCTTGCTACAATTCAATTTCAATCTGAAGCTATTATGAATAATACAAAACCTATTGTATTCAATGTACTTGACCCTGTAAAATATGAATATAAGAAAAAACTATTACGTGAGTATGAAGACTTAACTATTCTACAAAGTATGAATGGAAAATATTTTGCTTACAATAAACTTAATTGTAAACGCACAAAAGGCGTTAACAGCATATATGAAATAAACGATAATATGTTGAAGTCTATTTCTTCTACATTATATTAAAGGAGGATAAATACCATGAGTTATAATGAAAGAATTTTTAACATCCTTAATGAATCTAGTAAGGGATGTAGTAAGACTGTAAGTAAAGATGAATGTTGTGAAGCATGTGAAAGCTTTGAAGATACAATTGGAAATGGACATAACTTTTCTGATGTAATTGTCCCAAATGGATTAAAGTTTTCAGAAGAAACCGTTCCTGTTTGTAAAGGTAATTGTAAAGAGGAAGGTTGTATGAAAGAGGCTTATTTTATTGATGGAAGAATTCTTGATATCTATATGTCTGATAATAATATTTCTAATGATGCAGAAGCTGTAAATAATATCTGTGAGCATTATGGAATTGATGTAGACGATGTATATGTTGTCGTTGAGTCTGATGAAGTTAATAAAGGTCTTATCGAACATTCTAAGCATTATCTTTCTTGCGGTTTGCTCCGTAGATGTGATAATCAGATTAGAAACTGCATAAATGCAGGCATTAAGGTAGCTAAGCGTTCATAATAAAAGAGACCCAGTAGGTTGATTCCTACTGGGTCTTTAACTTTTTTATAAAATATATATTATTCTTTTGAAAGGAGGATATATTATATGAGTCGAACAAGAAAAAGAAAGCATAATAAATATTATCCTAAAAATAAATCAAGAAACCAAAAACCTACTTTTAGTTATAATCTTTCAAGAGATATAACTAAAGATAAAACTCCAGAAGTTAAACGCAATACATTTGGAGATGTAATATATTCTATGCAGTATGTAGGAGATGAAAAATTTGAATACTGGGTAGATTATGATGAAAACAGACGACCGATAAGTTATAAAGACACAAGAGGTCATTCTTGGAATTGTGTATATAATGGTAAAGGAAATATATCGTTATATTGGGATAATTCTGGATATCAAGAAGAGTATAGATATTATGCTCGAAATCTTGTTATATGTACTACTTCTTATGGTGAAAAAATCAAAAAGAAAGTTAGTAACGACAAATTTATTACAAGAGATGTATTCATTCAATCTGATGATTACATCTAAGAAAGGAAGGTAATTATAATGGATAACAAAAAGAATGATAATAACAAGGGGAGTGTTATCTTATCATTAATAGTTATAACTATTATGTTATTAATACCATTGATGATGACTTTTGTTATTTATAAAATTATCATGTTTGTATTTCCATCATTGCTATTTACAGCTGGTAATTTAATCACGTTATATGCTATAGTAGCTGTTCTTATACTTGCAGCAATAATAGTTATAGCAACAAAAAAGAAGTAAGAAAGGAATTGATTTAAATGCCAAATTGGTGTGAGAATTATTTAACATTTATGCATAACGGTACTCCAGAAGGAGAAGTAGCTCTTCGTGATTTTCACGATAGAATTATAAAAGCAAACAGAGCTTACAACATTGAAGGCGAATATTGTTGGGAATGTGATATTGAGGATTATTCATATGACCAATGTAATGGTCTTTTTCAATATCAGGATAAACTTCCTGTTAGTAAACGTGGTTATATTACACACATATCTGATATTAACTATGGATGTTTTCATATGGTAACATATGATGCCTGGGCTGCAAATAATGCATTCTGGGTTTTACTTTTAAACAGATTATACGGTAATTTGATAACTTTCACTTATCAAGCATCTGAACCTGGAATGGGCTTATATTATACTAATGATATGGGAATATTACCAAGATATAATGTAGGTGTCTATACAGATGGATTAGAAAATCTTATGTCTATTCCTACAGCGTTTAATACAAATGATAATCTGTTTATGTGTTTAAATACACAAAATCCTTACGTCGGATATCGTAGAATACCATACGATTATAAAAATAATTGGGGTAAACCAAGTCATTATGATTTCGATTTTCACATGATTGTTGAAGGTGATGATGATGAAGTTATCGCCGAATGTGAGGATTATGTATTCGGTAAGGAAATGCCAGAGATATCAAAAGTAGATGATATTAATCAGTATTTACCTAATAATGTAAATATTGATATCGATGAATTCGATTATATTTCTTTAGAAGATGAAGTTCCGCAGGATATTTGTAAAGACGCAACTTTAGCTTTAGTCTTGAAAAGCAATGCTAATCAAGAAGAAATAAAGAATATTATCGAAGAAACTAATAAAAACTTAGAGAAGTTTAGTAATGAGTTAGGAGTTGATAAATATAAGATAGAGTTTAATTTATTCTAAGGAGGAATTATAATGGCACAATTAAGAGTAGCTGGATTTGCTAAAAATAGTGTGGTAGACGGTCCTGGTATTAGATATACAATATTTACTCAGGGTTGTTATCATAACTGCGAAGGATGTCAGAATCCACAGACTCATAATCCTAATGAAGGATACTTTGTAGATACTGATGATATATATGAAGAATTCATTAAGAACTCAACATATAGCGGTATCACATTTAGTGGTGGAGAACCATTCTTACAAGCAGATGCGTTAGCTGACCTCGCAAACAAAATTAATAATGCTGGAATGCATGAACTTGATATCATTTGTTATACTGGTTTCACATATGAAGAAATCCAGAATATAATAAATGAAGGATGTTTCTCATACTCTAGGCTTTTAACAAGTATTGATTATCTTATCGACGGAAGATTCGATAAAGATAAAGTTTCGTTAGATTGCAAATGGAGAGGAAGTACAAATCAGCGTATAATTGATGTTCGTAAATCTCTTAAAACTGGACAAGTAGTAGAAACAGAGTTATAAAAATAGGGGGTGATTTAACAAATCACCCCCAACTTTATAATAAATATTGATTTTAAGGAGGTTTATTTCTTATGAATATTATAGTTGAGGATGGTACTATTAGACGTGAAATTAATACTATCGTTTATAAATTTTCTGATTCTACCAAGAAAGATATGATAAGTGAAACAAGTATTAAAACAATTGTAATCTTTAAAGACAAAGATGGTACTGTTTATCCAGATGGAAAAATAATTAAAAGTGATGAATTTGTAACAATGTATGACTATGAATATGCTAAAGATGCAGATGGTAATGTTCTTAGTTGTAAGATTACCAAATCCACAATGAAAAACGGGAAGTCAATTGATATTGAAAAAACCACTTCTACTAAATATTATGATAAACAAGGAAAACTTATTGAAGAGGATTTTTTCACAAGAGATGGTATAATGTATCTTAGACAAAGATACGAATATGATGCTGATAATAATATAATTGCTAGAAAAGACAAAAGTACAGATACTAAACAGACCATAAAATATCATCATAACGGAGAAGTTATCTCTATTGTAAATGAAACTATTAAAAGCAAAGCAATTCATAAAAAGTATAATGCATTTTTTGATAATAAAAACAGAGTATATAAAACAATAGATGGAGATAAGAGCATTGAGACTGATTATGAAAGAGAATTTGATGGTGATGGTAATATCTTATCTGAAACAAAAAGATTCTTTGACATATCCACAACTAATAAAAAGCTTATCTCTTATATAACAACAACTTATAATCCTGCATCTGGTTATAAGATTGATTCTGTTATTAAAAATGGTATATTAACAGAAAAACACAAATACAATTTAAAAGGAGAAGAATTAGGAATGTACGTAGCAGAAGAAGGAAAAGAATTATTTAAACGTGTAGAAACGTCAACTGACTCTGATACTGGTAATAAAACTACCATCACTAGTATCAAAATTATTGACCAAGAATCTGGAAAAGTAATAAAAGACTCGTCAATAAAAACTATACATGACAAAGACAATAAGCTTCTTTCATATTCTGAAGATAATACAATTGTTTCTACATATGAATATGATGAAGAAGGAAGACGTTCCTCTGTTATTACAAAGAAACTTATCGATGATGAATTTGTTGTAATAAACAAAGTATTATATACATATTCAACTGATGAAGAAACTGGTAAAACAACAAGAACAAGACAACTTACCGTATTCGATAAAGATGGAAATATTACTAACAAAGATGTACATACAGAAATCTTTGATGAAACATCTGATACTTATGAATTTGATAAAACTTTATTTGAAGTAACTAAAGACGACGCTACTACAGAAGAATAAAATATTGGGAGTGACTTTATCGTCACTCCCTTATTTTTAGAATAATTGTCCAAACTGACGTTGACATAACTTTGCATTGTAATAAGTATATACTAAGCCCATAAATGAACGATGACAATTTTCTATAAATTCATAATCATATGGGTCTGAAAAATTAAGATTGAATTCACGATATTTTGGTTCAGTCTTATCAAACTGAAGAACTATACATCCTTCAATATTAATATTTTTTTGTGTATACAGAAGATATCTATATGCGGCTAATTGCATGAAATATTTATATCCTACATGATTAGATGTTTTGAAATCTACTAAATATGGTTTATCATCTATTGTTATGAGTAAATCGTATGTTCCTGCAAAGTATTCACATACAATAGATTGTTCCTGTCCAATTATTCTAACACGATGGAAACTATTTATTCCTGTCCACCATTCTTTAAATGCATCTAAACATACGTTATCTGTATACTTTTTTCCTTTAAGATAATTTTCTATTGACTCGTGAACCATAGTTCCAAATTCGGCTGCTTTATTTGCAACTTCTTTATTATCAAGACCTTGTCTTCCTATTCTATTAGCCCAACCAATAAGTCCTTCAGAATCTATAAAAGATAAAAGTTCAGTTACGCTAGGTATACCTCTTCCATTTATATGATATCTAGCTTTCTTACCTTTGTCAAATGTAGTAATGTCATTTAATAATAATTCAGCATTAAACATATTAAAAATTCACTCCTTACTCTACAATTTAATAATAAGTTGAAACATATATTATTTATGTAATAATGGAGTCAAACTCAAACTTATTATTGGAAGGAGAATCCTATGTTATCAAAAGAAGAAAGAATGGCGAACCTGAGAAGGGCATCAGCAATGACTCGAATGCAGGACGCACAAATTCAGAATACATTATCTGGGATGAGCAATGAACAGGTTGAATGTTTCATTGACCAGAATCCAGATGTGGCAGAAATGTTATCTATTAGTGCTGATAGTGATAACAGTGGTATTGTAGTAAACTATGCAAACCAACCGAATAATCAGCAGG